ATGACGAAGTTTTCCCAGCTCGCGGCGGGGCTCGGGCTGTTGGCAGCGATAGCCGCTTCACAGTCCCAGTTTGTTGCGGGCGCTGCAGGTTTAGTCGCGCTCGGCGCCGCCTCTATCTCCTCACCTGCCTTTGCGCAAAATCAGCCATGCAATGATAATGGTACACATTGCTCGATGGTAAAGGCTTATAACCGAACGAACGTGACCCGTTGTTTTCGCTTTTACCTGCCGACGGGAACGCGGCAGTTCACCCCCGCTGACGGGACCCATATGGACCTCGGGGGGTTACATCCTGGCACCAGTTTTACATATTCCATTTTTGGATCGACTTGCGGCGGCGCCGCGTGGTCGACGCGAACCTACACTGTGGCCGCTGTCGATGGCCAACGGCTCGAAATCTTTGAAACGCCGGAATAAAAATTCCACTCCTTCCTGCTCCCCGATGCAGCTTGCTGCATCGGGGTTCACCCGACGACGTTGTAGCGTCCTTGTCGCCTGGGTCAGCGTCGGTGACGCTGACTTTCTTGTATTTGCCTGACGAGGTTGGCCGTATCGGCTCCTCGAGACAGATTGTTCCTTGAACCGTGTGGTCATATCTCCATCTAAGTAGCTCAACAGCGAGCAATGCCCTTCCTTCAGCTCTCACCCCTGCGACCAAGCACGATGTTGCACGATTTAGCCCCCGGGGCTTGCATGCTGTTGAGGCATTCATGTTGCGAACCGAAATGGTTCAAAGCAGCAAAGGAAACAAAATGATACCCGTCGCTTCACTCAATGGGCGAAGGCTGCTAACCGCGTTGATGTTCGTTTTTGTTTGCGGACTATCGATCCCGGCGCGCGCGGCTGACGTCATTGATCACGATAAGGTCGTAGGATTTCAGGAGAACGTCTCCGCCTTCCTCAAGAGCTTCCAGCCATATCTCAAGGTCTTCAACGGCTGTGTCCCTTTCCCCGCCGTGGATGCTCATGGGAACGTCAGCGGTGGTCTGGCGCCGTCGGGAGCGATGAACGGCCATTGCGCCCGCAGCATTGGACAGGTCTACGTCAGAGCGACGCTCTTCGGGGACCGGTGCGGCATCATGTACGCTTGGTACTACCCCAAGGAGATGAACGTCGACGGGCCCGGCAACATGGGGCACCGATCTGGCTGGCAAAATATCGTCGTCTGGACCGATGCTTGTAAAAGCCAGTCACACGTTATCGCGGTCAGCTACTCGAGCCATGACCATTACATCCGGGACACAGATCCCTACATGAGAGGAACACATCCGAAGGTCGCCTATCAACGGAACCCATTTCCACTCAACCCTTCACTGTCGGGTACTCGGACAATTGGCGGGACGCAGCCTGCAATCAGCTGGGAGGCCATGACGCAGGCAGCGCGAGATGCGCTTAACGAGTATAAGTTCGGCAAGGGCGTACCATTCAACGATGACAACTTTCTCTACAAACTGGGCAAAGCCTATTAATTACAACTGCAATCTCTGCGAGGCCTAATTTCGATAATGATTGGCGCCGGCTTCTTGCCGGCGTCTCTTTGCGCGAGGGCACCGCTCGTGGGCACCTTGGAGATGGCGAGTAAACCATAAAGCGACGTCGAGGAAGGCGCCCAACCTTTTGATCGCGTACTGACCCCCCTGGACGATACTCTGCTGCAAGCCGTGAAACTGAGGCCACGGGTCTTGCAGCACTAGCAACTATCGGAAAGGAGCACGGCTACGAAGCGAGATCAGCCCGATCAGCAAAAGCGTCTAGCGATTTTCAACCTTTGTCGCAAGCCACCGGATGAACAGCACCTCGGACCCGCGCGGCCCGAGATAGGCGAGCGCAGCAATCAAGCCCGTCGCCATCGGTTGCTCCAGCGCCAGCCATGACGCCAGCGCCTCGCCGATGAAGGCCATGCCGACGGCGATCGGCATTTCCCAGAGCAGCTCCTTGCCGAAGAACTTCCGGCGCATTTTCCGGACTTCATTCGTGTGCCACATCAGCCGGCCGACCAGCGCGCCGATCATGGTCGTTGCCGCGCCGCCAAACCAGGCATTAAGCAGTTCGATCAGAGACGAATATTTCTGCGACATTCAGCGCCCTTCCCCGTGTCTCGCGCAGTCCCCTTTTCGTCCACACCGCCGCGGCGCAGATGCCGACGACGGTCCGGTCGATCTTCCAATCTGCCGGCGTCGCGCCGCGCGCGCCGATCAGGTCAGTCCCGACGATGCTTTCTAAGGGCCGTCGCACTCCCCGGCCCCGAAGTTCCACAGCCCGCCAGCCGCAAGGCAAGAGTCGCAATCATTGCGCTTCGAATGAGCGCGGCTGGCCGATCATTGTTCTGTCTCTCAATAGCGGTTTTAGCGGATCGGGCACCGTCCTCGCGGATCTCGACGATGACCCAGGTGATGGCGGCGAGCACGAGCACGTCGCCGAGGATCTTCGGCCAACCGACCATCACTTCAGCCCCAGGGCGCCGCGCACCGCCGGCATGGAAGTGATCGCGTAGACAGCGAAACCGACGATGACGACGAGGATGGCGATCTGCACCCGCCAGTCGAGCACAACGAGGTTCAGTTCTTTCAGCCCGGTGACGATCGTGCCGCCGGCCGTCAGCAGCCATGTCCAGAACCGGCCGGACTTGCGCACCGGCTTCGCTTTCGGCTTCGGACCGGGCGAAGGCACGGGACGAGCTTCCGGCTCCTCTACCGGTTCGTGCGGCCGGCGCGCTACGTCAAGCACCTCTTGCAGCACCGCCTCGACCTTCTCCGGCCTCACCAGCGCCTTGTTGAGCCCGTCGCCGGCATAATAAGACTGCCCGCGTTTCAAAACCCGATGCGCCCCCTTGCACGAAACCAGCACCGGAAAGGAGGCCCATTCCTTCGCCAGGTTTTCTGCGAACTGGACGAGGCTGATCTTACCAACGATGTACTCCGGGTAGCCGCGCCGCACGAGCAGCTTGTAGGCGAGCCGGTCCTGCAGATCGGGCGTGACGACATCTTTTCCGCTGATCGACGTGACCTGCTTCGCAAGATCGATCAGCGTAGCCCGCATGAACTGATAGCCGCCAGCCGCGCTAGAGCCGAACCGCTTGGACCACTTCGCCTGCGCATCGACGATCTCACCATAGGTCATGGCGGTGAGCGGTTTCGGCAGCTTGGCCTGGTTATGGCCGTAGATCACGTCATAGGACGCGCGGTCGCTCCGCCCGACTTCCGTTTCACGGATGAAGTCGAGCAGGATCGCCGCGCCGGGGGGCACGGTTCTGTCCATCTGATTTTCCTTTGGGTTTGGGATTTAAGCCCGTCTTAGCGGGAATGCGGGAATTCACTCGACCAGAAACGGAAACCGTGCCCATATAGTTGAGCCGGGGCCGTCGGTCGGATCATGAAGGGCAAGCACAATGTCTTACGAGTGGGACCCCAAGCGAGCTCATCGGAAGAGCGTGATCAGGTTCCTCGCCGCGCTAGCCGTGCCAGCCATATTGCTCAGTTCAGCGATTGCTGTCGCCGAATGGGCGAAAGCCCCAACCGCTACAGCTGCGGCGGCCACTGAAAGGCCGGCAGCTCGGCCATGAACTCTTCGGCGCTTGGCTGCGCTCGTTCGCCGGCCAGCACCTTCACCAGCTCGGCCGTGGAATAGGTCCACACTGCCGATCGCCAGGCGAAGAGGGCTTCTCCTTCGGCGGCGAACTGCGCGTTCGGGTCGCCGCGATAGGTGATGGCAGTCTGGATGCCGTCATATTGTCGCTCTCGCGCCTTGGCATCGAGATGCGCCTAGATAGCGGCGGAGTATTGCGCCTGCAGCGCAGCGCGCGCCTCTGCCGCCTTCTGCTCGGCCGTGACAACTTTCGATAGGTCAACCGTCCACATCGGCAGGCTCCTCTTCAGCAGTGTCAGGGATCGACGGCTGCGGATCGGCCGGCAATGCAATCATCCCGTCGGGCGGGTCGATGAGTGGCGGAGGAAATGCGACGGTCTGAGAAGGGCCCGGTCCGTGCGGCAGGATGAGCGTCAGGTGAAGCTCGCCGGCGATGCGTTCGACGGGGCCAACAAGCCATTCACAAGGAACCTCGCCGGCCGGGATCGTGGCGCCGTCCGGCAAGGTCGAGAAGTCGAATGGCACACCGTTGATCGTGAAAACGTCGCCTGCCTTGGTGACCGTCAGGAGGTCATCGCGGCGTTGGGGAGAGAACTTGATTTGCATTAAAACCACCTTCCAAGGGCACCAAATCGGATCGTGTCGCTGGTCCGAGCGGCATAGGCGTAGGCCGACCCCACCCACGAACCGAAAGCAGTTCTGGGGTTCACCCAGGCGTTAATTGTCGTCGTCACGTGACCGAACCCCACCGGCTGAATTCCGGTGAAAAGGACCGGCATCGGCGCACTCACGGCATTGGAATAAAAAACGTTGCCAGCAGCCTGGGACATTGCGACGGGAAGTTCCGGTGACGTGCAAATCATGGTGCCGTCGGCAAATTTGACGTACTCCCCATTGGCATTGCTGCCCCGTTCAATGACGGCGCCAGCAGGAAAGCCCGCGGAGTTTGATACGGTCCCGACAACCGGTAGCTCAACAATCGTCCAGTCCGTCCAGCTTGTGCCGCCGTTGACGGTGTTCCTTCTGAAGACCTGGTTGTTGTCTCGGTAGAAATATTGAAACACGGCATTGGCGCTTCGCTGGAGAACCACGAGCGTGCCTGTCGTGGCTACCGAGGCAGCTCCGGCATAGGTGTTGGCCCAGTTCCCCGAGAGTGTGTAAACGCCGGCAACGGTGATGGTGTTGAGGTCGCCATCGACCAAGCCGACATCACTGTTAGCAGGGGATCGCACGGATCCACCCCATACAGGACCAAGCTTCAGGAGGGCGTCGAGCACACCCGTCGACGAAAGCAGGTCCCGCCCCTTTGCCTTGATGTCCGCCAGCGCGCCCGAGTTTGCACCGGTGAAGTAGGCGAACTTGTCCGCCGCGGGGTCGAGCCCGGCTAGCGCAGCCAGCGCCGCATTGTCGAGCCGCTGGATATAGGTCGAGAGCGCCTGGGCGTTGACGGTCTGCTGCTGCAGGTAGGCCGTATCGCGAACGATCCAGTAGCCCTGCCCGGCCGCCGTGGTGCCGCGCCATGGCTTGGCGAGCGTCAGCTGCGTGTTGCTGTCGACGGAGAGGATCGGGACCGGGTTGCCGTTGCTGCTGTCGAGCCCGAACAACCCACCTGCGATCAATGCCGTTTGCCAGGCGGTCCCTGAGCCGGTGACAACGGCGCTGCCGGCGGTCACGGAAACCGTGCCGGTTACATAGGGTATCGTCATGTCAGGAGTTCCTAAGCTGGGATGCCGAGAATGTAGTAGCGGATGCCGAGCACGTGATCGGCGCCTTCCGTTCGCCACGTGCCGGGATTGTCTGCATCGTTGTAGTAATCGCCGGGCTGACCGCGATTGGTGACAAACGTGGCGCTTGTCTGCGTGAGGCGGCAATGGGAACTATCACCACACTCGAAATTGCTGTTGGTCGAATAGACGCGTTGACGAACGGTCGGAAGCTTGATCGATTCGGTCCAACTGCCAACGCTCGTTTCCGACCCCGCCCCGTGCTTGGTCATGTATTTGACCATAGGGAACATGCCGGAAGCGTCAAAGTTAATGACCGTTTGGAGCGGGCTTCCTACCGCAACACTGAAATAGCCTTCCGCAATGATTTGCACGCAAGGCCAGCGCGTATCGATGATGATATCCGCCCATGAGGGCGGGTTGGCGGAACCGGGGCGCAAGAACTGCACAACGTCCTGGCCGCCTTCCGTGAATTCCCTTAGCACGCGGTTGCTGCCGTTCGTCGGCGGGTCTCCTGCGTCGAGGTAGAGCATGAACCGGGCGCGCATCGTATCGGACGAATTGAAATAAATTCGCGAGCCGCTGAACCAATAGTCCGCACCCAGGCCGTTGCTCATGTTCGGATTGAACGGGTAATAGATCGTTGATCCCTCGTAAAAATGAACATCAAGGGCGATGTTTGCCGGCAAGGTGATGCTAGTTTCATAGAAGGATTCACCGGCAGGAATTGCGATGTCCGCAGCGGCAATGACCTTCACGGGCACACGGCGGCTGTCGAACGAAACCTGCCACTCGTTCGCCGTCTCCGCGTTGTAGCCGGGCTTTGCGATGATCATCTTATCGGATCGCAGAACGATGTTCTTCGATCCATTTGGAGCCAATGGCGGCGCTTCCAGCGACGGGTCTTCGTTGCCGGGCAGGTTCCACACGATCAACCGCTTGTCTCGCGACAAGAAGCGGTTGTATGCATCGTCATTCGTTGACGTAGTGATTTTGGCGTAAGTACCGTAGGGGAAATCACCCCATTGACCGACGCTGCCGCTAAAGTTCTTCATCCACGGGGCCTGATACCAGTTCCCCATAAAGAAATAACCACCCTGGTCGTTATGGTATTTCCCTGAATAGCGGCGCTGAATTCGCTGCTGGTTGAAACGCCCGGTGGTCGTCCGTGTGGCTTTCACGTCAAACAGGGGCATATTGTATTTGCATTTCGGGAACGCGGAATTACGGAACAGCCATGTCGACTCCCCGCCGCCTGATCCTTCCATCTTCTGATAGTTGGACGCGTTCGACCCTGCCGGGTAATAATTGTATTGGACACTTCCGCCAGAGCTAATTTGATTGATACGCTCGATATGCGCGATCGACGCGTTCAGAGCGTATTTCGAGTTATAGAGGAACTTCGACCGCTGACTGTCCGGCGTGGTTCGCGGATCGCCGGCGTCGTTCTTCATGATCTTGATGCAGCCGGCGCCGGTGCTGTCGACGCCAATCATTGTCCTGGTCATCAGCTGAAGATCTCGATCGTGCCATTGTTGAGGTCTATTTTCATTTTGCCGTTCAGCGACTGAAGAAGACCGGCATTGACCGTGCCGATGTCGGCAACGGCCAGCTTCAGGACACCGTTTTCGTAGACGAGTGGATAGTGGCGGCTGTTGCCTGACGTGACGAGGAACTGATCTGCCTGCACGGCCATCCGCGACTTCTGCACACCGCCTTCGGTGTAAAGCTCGACATAGAAGCCCGACACCTTGAAGCTCTGGCTGGTCCCGGCCCGCAACAACACCGAGAAACGGGCATCGACGCCGGTCGGCGCCGCGACCGCCTCGAACTTCACCAGCCCTTGTGCGAACCGGCCGTTGAAGTCGGCGCTCACGCCGCTGATGCTGCTCGCAAGCGCGCCGTCGCCGTCTGCGCGAGCGGTCTCCTCGGCGATCAGGCGGGCGAGGTTGCCATCGACTTCAACGTCGAGTGTCGTGATCGAGCTTGCGAGGGCGCTGTCCGTCGTTGCGCGCACGGTCTCCTCGGTGATCAGCCGCGCATTTGTGGTGCCGAGGCTAGCCTGCAGGTACGTGAGCAACTGCGCCATCGCCTCGTTCTCGGAGACGCGAACCCGGCGCTCTTCGGTGATCTGCGCCAGCGCGTCACCTATGGTGGCAACGATCTGCTGGCGCTCGATCTGTCCGACAGCACCCTCAAGTGAGAAAGCATCCAGCAGCTCGACCAGGCGCGGCCGGAAGAATTCGTCCATCTCCTGCTGCAGTTCCTTGAAGCGGTTCAGCGCATCGTCCTGCAGCTGTTGCAAGCCAGTGAGCAGCGTCTGCAATCCGGTCGGCTGCGCAGTCGTCATCCAGGGCGTAAAGGTGCGCAGCCGGTCGGGCACGGTCGTGATCGTCGCCCGGGCATTGTAGACCTTACCGGAGACGACGTTCTTCGTGGTGCGGAAGCTACCGTCCTCAGGCGAGGTGCACTGATCCTCGAAGATCTCTGTCGTGCCTTCGATCCGATAGACAAAGCGCACGGCCGTGATCGTCGGATCGTCCGGCGGGGTCCAGGTGAAGACGAGCGCCGGCGTATCATAGCCCTGCGCGCCGTTGATCATGCCGACGGCAACATTGAAGTTCTGCACGGTCGAGAGCAGCGACGGATTGATCGGCGGCGTCGGCGGCACGACGATTGGGCCGGGCTCGATGCCGTCATCGTCATAGATCTCAGCGCTGGTTTCGGAGAGCACCAGGGTGATGCGCAGCCGCTCGTCGGCCCGCCATTCACTGATCAGCCAGCTCTTGCCACGCCAGGTGATCCACTCGCCTTCCTGCACCGCAAGGCCAAAGCGACGGCTGACGGGAACCGTCGCCTTGCCGCCCATGCGGTTTTGCCGATAGCGGATATTGAGCAGATACTGCGCAATGTCCGGATCGGTCACCTGCAGGAAATCGATGCTCGTCTGCCGGTTCCGGCCGTCGGCGGCGATGTCCGCATTCACATAGACCGGCTTCAGGCTCTCCGGGTTCCACATCGATTCGATCGAGGTGAACTGGCCGGAAAGGTGATTGAAGCGCTCGAAGGCCGACGGCCGGAACTGAACGTCCTTGGCGCGGTCAATCGGGATGTCGGCCGCAGTCAGATCCTTGACCGGGATCTGCGGTGCACCGGGGATGACGCCGGACAGGCCGCGGCGGTTAAGGCCATAGCCGGCCATCGCGTCGTCGAACTGCTTCAGCACCTCGGTGTGATCGTCGTCGCCGCTGACGAAGAGTGAGCACTCATAGGTCTTCTTGCCGTTTCTGCGCAGCGTGTCGCAGACGTTCATGGCGACGAAATAGGTGGCGAGATCAATTTGGCCGAGGCTCTTGCCCTCGCCGATCAAGGTCCGGCCGGAGACAAGTGCACGCAAGCCCAGCTGATAGTTGAGGCGGTGCACGGCGGGGTTCTTCGTGTGCACCCAGGTTGAGGGCGTGTTGAGCCGCTGCGGCCCGGAACCACCGGCGACCGTCGAGTCCTTGCGCGGGTCGTATTCGCGAAGCCCGCGCAGCACAAAATCGATGTCCGGCTTGCCCTTGCCGGCGTCACGGAAGAACTCGAGATGGTAGTAGCGCTCGACGACGACATAGCACATGCCCGCAAGCTTGCTGGTCGCCTTCCACTTGTTGCCGAGATTGGCCGTCACATCGACGAGGCGCTGATCGACGCCCTGTGCCGGCCGACCGTCATAGAAGCGGATCGAGATCGCGCTGTTGCCGTCGCCGTCGATGAAGCCCTGGACGCCGTAACGCGCGACCTCGTTGCCGATCGTCGCCTGCGCCACGAGACTGTATTTCTCGCCGTACATGTAGACGTACGGCTCCAGCCCGTCACACCAGCCGTTGGCGAGGATGAAGACCTCTGCATTGCGCTTGTTGCCCTTGTCCCACTTGGCATAGAAGGCGCGCTGGCCCTTGGTCTTGCCAACGCCGTAGAGGGTTCCGACCGGCACGTCGCCGCCAAACTGGATTTCGCCCTGGACGGCCGTGTGCTTCTGCTTGCCCTGTTTCTGCTGGGTGAGCTTGCCCACGGCAAACTTCGCGCCGAAGGCCAGCGCGCCGCCGATCAGGCTGGTGGCAAGCGCAGAGCCGCCGAACAGCGCGCCGGCGATTGCCGTGGCGATACCTGTAAAGATTGCCATGATGAATTATCCGAGGTGAAAGGCTGCGATGACGTCGGCGAGGCGGTGATCGCTGCGGCCGCGTTCGGTTTTGGTGACGAAACGGGCGCCAAGGCAGACGCCAACATGCTCGGCGCCGTCTGAGAGGCGCAGGATGACGAGATCGCCGAGGCGCGCTTCCGCGCCGCCCTTCGGCTGCTGGCCGAGCTCGGCCGCGAAGAAGCTCACCAGCGACGTGTGCCCGCGCCGGCGCAGCGCCCGCTGTGCGCCGGCGAGCGTCCGATAGGCGCCCTGGTACCGCTCAGTCGTGGCCGAGCCCGTCAGGGCATCGACGAAGGCGCAGCCGAGCATGAAGCAATCGGCCGAGCCATAGGCATAGGGTTTCGCAAGCTCACGCGTGAGCGTGGCTTCGACGATGCGGAAGCGGTTCATGGGCTGCCTCTGAAGGAGTGGTATGGACGGCAGGAGGCGGACCCGCTTTGTCCCCTAAGCGTTCCGTAGCCGTTCTATACTCTATGATTTAGACTAGGTTCAAATTCATGAAGGATTCGGGTTTTGAATTCTGTAGGTGGCGCTTCTATGAAAAGGAGATAACGCGCCGAGCGCATTCAGCGCCATGGCAAGGAACTCTGGATCGCGTGCACGCGCGGCGCAGCTATCAATTATCCATTGGCAGGCCTAATGGCCGCGCTCTCCACTGTCTCCGCGAATCGATCACTCTCCTAGCAAAGGACAACGAAATGGTCTGCGAATACTTCCATTCCCTAAAGGCGTTGAAGCTGCCAGCCTCGCAACGGCAGGACGACACCGGTCCCTCAACACCAGCGGCTTGCCAAGTGGGCAAGTCTGACACGAAGGGGATCCGAGGCGAAGAAGCTCAGGCTCAAGACGGAGGCGCTGTACGAAAGACGCGGTCAGCTATGAAGCGCGTCTCCATCAAATCCGTAGCGATCTCCTGTTTTCTGTACGGTGCCCCATCATTCGCCGCCGCAGACAACGCTCTGTTTTCCTCCGACGATGGCAACGTCGTCGTTTTCGGCGATATCGGCCTCGCCAACATAAAGGCGCAGGAATTTTTCTATGTCGGCGACCACAAGATCAGCCAGTTGAACTGGGAGAGTAAAGGAGTCACTCTTTTCACGGTTGGCGTCGACGGGCAGATCGACAACGACTGGAGCTTGAAGGGCAGCGTCAAAGTCGGCACCGGCGGCAATGGTCACCTGGTTGACTACGACTGGACGATCATCGAGCGCGAAGACTGGAGCGACCGCTCAATCCACCCGCTTACCGAACTCGATCACTATGTCGCCGCAGCGATCGAGTTGGACCGGATCATCTACGGCAACGACACCAGCAGTATCGCGGTCGGCGCTGGTATGCGCTATACCGACGTCAAATGGACCGCCTATGGCGGGTCAGGCATCTCTACGAAGAAAACGTTCCGCGATAAACGTTGGGAATTGCTAGACTGGGAAAGAGGCGTAAGCTACCGGCAAAAAATTCCGGTGGGCTTCCTCAGCCTGAGCGGCGAACACGTCCTCGGCGATCTTACCATCAGCGGCGGCCTTCAGACCGGTCTGAGCTTCGGCATCAAGAGCATCGACGACCATTGGCTGCGCAACCTGCGTTTTTCGGATGACATGTCTCCGGCACCGACAATCGGCGCCAATGTCGCCGTCAGCTATGCGGTGACGCCCGGTGCTTCGCTTTATCTGTCCGGTTCGTTCGAGCGGGTGTTTCACAGCCGCGGGGACAAGGAACGTCACAACTTCGCGACAGGCGAAATTGAATTCCGCAAGGATTATGCCGGGGCCACGTTCGAGGCAATGTCAGTCTCCTTCGGGCTAAAGGGCACGTTTTGACGTGCCCGCGTTGCCGCTATCTTTATCAGAAGACCATCGCCGCGCTCTTGCCAGTCTGACAATCCCGGACACAACAGCTCTGGAAAATACGGTCGGGCCGATCGAAACCGTTCGTTTAGCTTAAGCGTGGCGGACACTATGCTGGTGTGCATAGTGTCCGCCACGCTTGAGTGGACACTATGGCGGTATCCGATCTCGGAGAAGCGCGCCGAAGCGCAATCGACCTCTCCGGCCTGCGGAGGCAGCTTATCTAGATCGAGATCAGCGCGACACCTGTCCCCATTCTTCGGGGATGGTCGCATTCGTCGCCACGAGCTCGAGGCCTGTGTCGGCAGGATCATTGTCGAATTGCTGTTCGGCCTGCGAGCGCTTGACGCCCGTCGAGCCCCGCGCCGAGCGTCCGGGCGGCTGCAGGTCGATCATCATCGTCAGCGTCCGCTCGGACCCGGAGACCGCGCCTTCGTTGTAGCGCACCTGCTCGATCTCGTAGATGGTCGAGACCAGCACTCCGACGACGTTGCTCGTGTTCGGTTCGCCGGCGAGCGAGGTGATGATGACGGGCGCGTTCTGGTAGTTGAACTCCTCGATCCTCGCGACCGCGTCTTCGGGATCGGTCACCGGAATGTTGGAGAAGACGACGGTCCGCGTGGTGACGGCCACGCCGACGGCGCTCACCAGGTCACCGGGCTGGAGATACCGGTTCGGCAGGTACAGCAAGCCATTATAGGTGAACTTGCGGCCGCCGCGGTGATAGCCGACCGTTTTGCCGGGCAGATCGAAGCGGATCAGATCGAGTATCGCGAATTCGCCGCTCTCGACCAGGTCCTCGACCTCTGGGGAAAGCACGCTCATGAAAGGAACAGCTCCGTTGCGGTAAACTGGACATTATAGTTTGGCCAGGTCTTCGGCAGGCTGAAGCTCTCCGAATCCATCTCCATGATGCAGGATGGCTTCTCGAAATGGACGGTGCACGGCAGCGTGAACACCTGCAGGTCGAGACCGAAGCGGATCTTCAGGGTGACCACGCCCGCTGCGCTTGCTGTCGCGGCAAGAGTGATCCGGTGCAGCGATCGCATGAAGGTCGATTTCCGCACCTCGACATAGTCACCAGGGGCGAGCTTAAAGCCGGCCGGCAGGCCCGAGACGACGATGGTGTTGGCGTCAGTTATCGACTGCAACACCGCGTCGCCAGAAAATACCCCGCCGCCCGCCTTCACGCCGGAAAGCGGGTTGCTGCCCTGATAGGCGATCGGCCGCGGCCGGTGCGCATCGTAGCCTGCGATTACACCGCCGTCATTCGCGTCCATGTTGAAGGCGTCGAACAGCGCCGCCTCGGCCGTGGTCAGCTTCGATGCGGAATAGGACGCGGACCAATAGGGCGTCCCGGAATAGGCCGTCTCGGTGCGCCTGCCTTCCATGCGGTTGGTATCGCGGATGCGAACCGGATCAAACGCGACCTGGCCGTAAACCACGCTCGGGAGCGAAATGAGAAACGCCATCAGAAATCTTCCCCGCCGTTCTGGCGATAGTTTGCGCGGGCTTCCTCATTGCTGCGCACAATGCGCACGGTCTGGTCGCCGGTCTGCTCTAGGATGCTGGCCAACAAATCCTGGCTCAGTACGATCTCAACGACGGTCCGGCCGCCGCCTCCATCGCCCTCTGCCGACGCGCCGGACAGCTTGCTCGGCGCGATGATGCGGCCGTGGCTGGTCGGCGCAAAGAACTCGTCCTCATATTCGTTCACCCGGTAGATGCGCCCGGGAGAAACATCACCGCCGCCAGCGCGCGCACCGCCATAGCCGAGGAAGTCACCGAGCGTGGTGGTCGGCACGAAGCTGGAGCTCAGTCCACTACCACCGCCGAAGATGGAGCTGAACAGCGAGCCGAAGAGCCCTTTCCCGTTCGTCTGCACATTGATGATCTCGGTGAGCAGCGCCGCGATTGCCTCCTTCGCGTCGAAGCTGCCGTCGACGATGCGCATCAGCTGATCGTCGAGGACCTGTCCCATTCGCTCGGCCGCTTCCTCGCTCCGCTCATACTGCTCGGCCAGAGCCTCCTCAGCTGCGAGCTGGCGGTACTTTTCGTCGATGAGCGCCGAGATCTGCTGGCCTTCCTTCGAGGTCGCCTCGACACCCGCTTCGCGCAGCGCAATGGTGCGCTCGCGCTCGATGTCGGTGAGGCCGATGATCGCCAGCTCCTCACGCAGCGACGCGATCACGTCGTCGATCGCCTTCTTTTCTTTCTCGGCTTCCGAGACTTTCTTGGACCGGCCGCCGCCTTTTTCTTCCGTGGGGATCGGCGTCCAGGTCCTCTCGGCTGGGCGATCCATCGGCTTGAGGCGATCGCCCAGGATATTAACGATCTTCGCCTCTTCTTCGGCGAGTTTCCGGCTCTCTTCCTTCAGGGCTTCTATCTGCCCAGTGTACCCGGCAAGGTTGGCGTTCTTGCTGTTTTCAAAACCAAGCTTCCTGGCGACATCGGAGAGCTTCTCGTCCTGTCGAGCCTGCGCCTCCTTCTTCTTAAGGATTTCATTCTCGATCTCGAGCTGACGCTCGCCGATTTCGGCTTGCCTGCCCTGAAGCGTGCTGTTCATCTGGTTTTGGAAATCACGGAAGCCGTCGATAAATTCCGCCAAGCTGTCGGCAGCAGAGACGATGGCGGATTTCAACTTCGTGCCGACTGTCGTCGCAAGCATGTTGAACTTGCGGTCGACGTCTGCAGCCTTCTGGATCATCTGCTCGTCAACAACGATGCCGAGGTCGTTCGCGGCCTGGATGGTGTCGCGGATGCCCGCTTCGCCCGCCTCGATCAGTTGCACGAACTGCTCGCCGCCCGCGCCGCCGAAAATTTCGTCCATGATGCGGATCTGTGCCGCCTTGTCGAGCTCGCCCAGGCGACCGATGATCTCGGTGAAGAGATCAGCCGGATCCTCGAGCTTCCCCTTCAGGTCCTCGGCCGAGTAGCCGAGACGCTGGAAGGCCTCTGCTGCCGAGCCGCCGCCGGTGACGATGAATTCGTCGGCCCGAAGGTTCAACTCCTTGATGCCGTCGGTCAGCGCGTCGACGCCGACACGGTTCTGCTCGGCGACATATTTGAGCTCCTGGAAGCTCTTGACGTCGAGGCCGGCCCGACGCGCCTCGTCGCCGATCGAGGCAATCGCGCTTGCTGCGTCGCGCAATGCGGTGACGCTGGCGGCGGAGACAAGCCCGGTCACGAGACCCGCGCCGCCGGCCACGAGGTTCTTGATCCGGCCGAAGGATGCAACGACGTCAGTTGCCGTCGATTTCGAGAGTGCCCGCACCCGGGCAAGCGCGGACTCGAAGCCCTTCGGATCACCGGAGATCGTGACGGGAATGTCGGGACGGCTCATTGGTGACCTCAATTATGGAAAAGATCGCGTCCACCAGTTGACTTCCACTCACGCTGTGCAACTTGTTGCGTTCAACAGCAGCGGAGTGGAAACGTGGCGGTCGCGATCTTTGTGTTAGGCCTTCTTCAGGTATTCGGCGGCGTACTTGTCGCTTTCGCAGCGAAATCTGCAATGAATGAGATTGTCGGCGCCATTTCCTTCGGCCTCGGCGTCGTCGGCGCGGCGCTCGGCATCATTATTGCCAAGACTGACGACTAGGTGAAACCAAGCTGATCAACTGCCGATCGTCCTCGCGTTCGGACTGCCCTTCAGCGATGGGCGAACGCCATGCTCTGCTGCAATGCGCCGGACCTCTTCGCGCGAAATAAACGGTCCGCCACGGACATTCCCGGAAAGCCCCTCCACGGTCATCTCGAATTCCGCCGCCGTCGCCTTCCAGAACATTTCCGGCGACCAGCCGAGCATCTTCGGGTTCGTGGCGATACGGTAGAGCGACTTGAGATGATCCTTGATCAGGAGGGGCTTACGGGCTTTCCCAGGACGGCGTCTCCCGCAATCTGCGTTGCCGTCCGCTCGTCCCGCCGCATTGTCCCGGCAGCAATGTGAGCCGAGAGCACCTTTTCGACCGCCTCGCGCCAGGCGAGCTGGTCGGCGGCTGAGATATTGCCGTCGTCGAGGATCCTCGCCGAAAGCGCCGATATCTGATCCTCGTCGTCCGCCACAATCAGGCAGCGGACGGCGCAGGCGACCGCCTTCGGCTCGAAGCCGAGGAGGCGGCCGTAGAGCTCGTCGAGCGTGCGGGCGCCGATCGCGTCGGAGAGACGAGCGAGGCCGGAGAAGGTCACGGCGATGCGGAAGTCGATCGCGCCGATGCGAACCTCCGCCTCGCCGCGCAATGCGTTGGCAGGCAACATGGAACTCTCCGCTTAGACAGCCGGCACGAAGGTAAGAGCGCCGGTCATGGCGCAACGGATGTCGGCCTGCAGCTCGTTGGTCTTGTCGCCGGAGAAGGTCATCGAGACGAGCATGTCGCCTTCGAAGGTGCCGACGCCTGGCACCGTGACCTGGTACTCGGTGATGACCTGGTTGACGGCATCGGCGGTCACTGCCTTCATCGTGACGGTATCGACGAAGGCGCCCTGCCCGCTGAAACGGATGGACTGGATGCCGTACATCAGCGCCAGCGTGAGCTTGCTGCCGGGATCGGTGCAGCTCGGTTTCGTGATATCGATTTCCTCGTTGTTGATCTCGAGGGATCGCTGTTCGGTGATGCAGGCCAGGGTGAAGGCGCCTGCACCGGTCGAGCGGGCAAGCGTAAGCTGACGGCCGAGAGCCATGACAAAATCCTCTTTGTGCTGGTGGGGGTGGTGGCGCTACTGCATGCCGCCCAAAAGTGTGCAGCGGTTTTGGGATAACGGCATGCAGAGCGTTTAGAGCGCAGCCTGTTCCGGATTGGCGGCGAGCGTCTTGTAGGCGATCTGGTAGTTGAGTGAACCGGCAAGCAGGGAGATGCCGGTCTGCGGGTTGACGAAATACTGTTCCGACTGCAGCAGCGCCTCAATGGCGAGGCCGCCGAAAGTCATGTCCGAGGCCATCGCTGCCTCGATCAGCACGCAAAGCCTATCGAATTCCTCTTCCGGCTCATCGTCCCGCAGGTGCACGACGATCGAGAGCGGCAGGGACCGGTCGTAACCGTCCTCTCCGGCTGGCCCCGACGAGGGTCGGACCATCAAAGTCTCCGATCTATCGGCCCAGGTGACTGTGAGGGCCGGCAGCTTCTCCTGCGGGATCGCACCCTTGCGGCCGCGCTTCACCTTGTCGGCACCGGAGAACTCCGGAATGGCCGAGAGGCGCGTGATGACGGCCGCGAAGATCTGGCTGCGGCGATGCGCCATATCAAGCGACCGAGCGCCCGAGGTCGCGCAGCGCCTGGTTCACGACACCAGCGGAATAACCCGCCTCGAGAATCTGTGAGCGCGCCTTGCCGCTATCAAGCTGGCGACCGATGTCGGAGCGTATCGCCGAGCGGAGCCGCGACGGCAGTTGCGGCCATGGCCGTTGCGTCATGGCGCCGGCGGTCTGGCGCGCGGCCTTCTTGTTTGCGCTCTCTTCCGTCGAGAACAGCGCCTGGCAGAGGTCCTCCATCGGGTCGACCGCAGCGGCCGGAGCCTGCTCCTGTTCCTGTGTCTTCATGGTCAGATATCTCCGGCAAGCGAGATGCGGAGCATGGCCCGCGCATCGTCGTCGATGTTAATGACCTGGTAGGTGACGCCGCCGATCGCGACGCTATCGCGCTGGCTGGCGAGACCTGGCACCGTGGAGGCGGATACGGCAAGCAGATGGGTGGTGCCTTGGACGGCTTGCTCCTGCTCCTCCGCCAGATCGGTTTCCCGCCACACGCGCAGGATGACCCGCACGGCGGGCCTCGCGACACCGTCGACCGTGAACACGGCGTCGGCATTGCCGAAGGCCTTGGCGAACTTTGGCCCCATCCTCTCGAACATGGCGGGACGCGGCGTCATTTCGGAGCTGTCAGCTTTTTAATCTCGGCCTGAAGCTTGGTGACTTCGGCGGCCAGCGTCGCATTGTCGGTCTCAAGCTGCTCGTTTTGCTTGAGCAGCGTGTTGCGATCGCCGATCGCGCTGTCGCGCTCCGCCGTCAGACGGTCATTGTCGGCCGAAAGCTTGTCGTTGTCGGCCGAGAGCTTCTCGATCGCCTCGCGAAGCCTGTCGAGATCGACAGAAGGCACGGGCGCCGCGGACGTAGCCTCGGGGCCAGCGGTAAAGGCGCCGAAATTCTTGCGGAAATTCTCCGCTTCCTCGGCCGTGATCCCGCCGGCACCGACCGGAACCGGCTCACCCGGCCTGTAGGATTTCTTGCCGACCTTGACGGTCACATTGAACTGCTCGGTTTTCTTGCTCATCGGAGCGTCCTTTCAAGTCCCGCATATCCGCCGGCGAGAGGCCAGCGGATATGCGGGCGAACACGGGTTGGAAGGGGATTAGCGGACCAGCGCGAACAGGCTGGCGTCCGGCTCCGGAGCGATCGGAAGCGGTGCTGCCTGCGTCTGGACGATGGTTCGCGAGGGGTTCCGTTCCCGCCACATGTCGGGAAAGCGCTCCATCGGGAGAAGAGCGTCGTTGTCGAGGATGGCGCCGTAAGCGAAGTGGCCCATGAACCCGAAGGGATCGAAGATCCCGACGCCCATGGACGGCCAGAAGTTGTTGCGCACCCCGCCAACCGTGTAGGGCTGCGAATACTGGATAAAGGTCAGTTCGCCGATGGTGCCGAGAACCGCGTAATACTTGTTCTCCGCACCGGTGCTGACCGGCCCCAGCTGCATGATGCCACCATCCTGGCGCCGGTTGTCGAGCGCCTCGAGGAAGCGCGGCGACTTCTTCAGGAGACCCGCAGCGCCGGGACCGAGCAGGACCTCGCGGGCGGTGAAGCCGCTGGTATCGGAGAGCAGCTGCACCCACGCCTCGACATCGTCCATCGGATCGACGCCGGCTTCGCCCCAGCGCGCTGTACCGGCGAGAGCGATCGTCAGCCCGGGATTGCGGCCGAAATTGACCGTCTGCGTCGGATAGTCCTCGCCCTCGACGATGACCTGACCGGTACGGATGACCTGCGAGCACATGAATTCCTCGCGCCGCGTGATCCGCTGGTCCTGATCGTCGATGATCGTCGCCAGATTATAGGCGTAGCGCTGCGCCGGCGAGTTGCGGCCGCCGATCGGCTCGCCCGGCATACGGATCATGTTGCCGCCCGGGCGCAGCGTATTCTGCGGCTTGACGTAAGCCGGCGTGAAGCTGGTCGCCTTGAAGCCGCGGTTGGCCGAGTCCTTGCCCGGCACGTCCGGATGGACAAACGGCGCAAGCTCGCGGTCTGGCAGGATCTTGTCGAAGACGATCTGTTCCATGTCGGAAAGGACCGTGGTCGAAAAATAACGATCGCGCAGGAAAGCTTCCGGGCGATCGCGCGGCGGCAGAACTGCAACGAGTTCGGCGGTGGAGAGGAGAAGTTCTTCCATGTGTGTGGTGTCCTTTCGGTCTCGGGCTTACTTCAGGACGCGCACGTAGAGGGGAGCGCCTGCCTTGCGGAACGCAGCCTCGACGGTCGCGGCCGTATGTCCGGCGCCCAGAATGAGTTTCGTCGAATCGAAGGCGCCGCTCGCGTAAGCCGCGGCGACGACATCGCCGGCGGATGCATCGCAATCGGTCGCCAGCACCAGGGCGGGCGTCTGCGAGCCGTCAGCAGCGGCCGAAGCGGACAGGGTGTATTTGTCCGATGCGGTGATGTTGCCGAGGACAGCACCGCGCTTGAGGTTCTGGCCGCTGACGATGGTGATGTTGCGGGTGATGACCGGCACGTCGGAAACGAGCAGGTCGTTCGGGGCGAAGGTTGCTTCTCCCATGATCAGGAATCCTTCCGGTTACGGCCGTGGCGGGCCAGGATGGTGGAGCGGACGGTGGAGATCACCGCCTGTTTCTCGGTGGCCTTGCCGCCGCCCGGTGTGCCGGCGCCGAGCGTCGGGCTCTTTCCGGCCATACGACCGGCGAGGCGCGAACCGCCGGCGGAAGCAGAGGAGAGAAGCGCACCCGCTTCCTTGGCCGAGTAGAACCTCGAACCGAAGGCGAGCTCGGCGGCGAGGCCGGGATTGCTCTCGGCCTTCGGGTGCATGAGGATCGAGCGGATGCGACCCTGCTCGGTGCGGCGGACGGTGCTGGCAGACGTCTTGCCGTCGTCGGTCTCTTCTCCCTCGGCCTCGGCGCTGGTGTCCTCCTCCTCGGTCTCGCTCTCCGGGTCGGAAGGGGTATCCTCGGCGGAGGTGTCCTCCTCTTCGGTTTCGATCACTTCCTCGTCTTCCGGCCGCTCGTCTTCCAGCCGGGAGCCCTTCTTGCCGCTAATCGCGGCGAGCACGCTCCGCGTGAGCGCGCTGCTACGCGTCAAGTTCGACATTCGTCGTCTCCAGTTGATGTTGGGGTTAGCCGGCTGTCCGGCTCAGTTCAGCTTCGAAGGCTTCGAGAACCTGCGAAGGGCGTGCAACCGCGTCGGCGAGGCCGGCATAAACCGCCTTCTGTCCGCGATAGACCCGCGCCTCAGTGGCGAGAGCGGATTGCTGTGTCAGCCGGCCGGCGCGGTACCGCGCGACGGTGGCTGCGAATTCGACGCGAAGCTCCTCGAGCTCGGCGAGTTCCTGCTGAAGCACATCGTCCGGGATGGCCTCATAGGGATTGAAGTCGGCCTTGTGCTCGCCGGCCTTCAGGATGGTGACCTTCAGGCCCTCCTTCGCGAGCCAGGCGCTCATATCGACATGCATCGAGATGACGCCGATCGAGCCGCAAATACCGGTCTGCGGAATGACCAGCTGACGGCAGGGCGAGGCCAGCAGATAACCGGCCGAGCAGGCATGGTCCGTGAGGACCGCGATGGTGGGCTTCACCTGCGAAAGCTCGAAGATCAGCTCGGCGCAATCGAAGGCGCCGGTCACCTCGCCGCCGTAGCTGTCGACCTCGAACACGACGGCCTTGATGTCGTCGCGCTCGATGCAATCCTGAACCTGCGCGCTGATCCCCTCATAGCTGGTCATGCCGCAGGACTTGCCGATCCATTTGCCCTTGTTCACGAGAGAGCCCTCGATCTCGATGAGCGCAATGCCGGACGCGACAAGATCCGGACCGGGGTAGATGCGCTCTCCGTCCCAGTCGGTCGCATTGCGGAGCTTATCGCCAAGGAGCCCCATCTCTTCGCCGCCGGCGACGTGCGCCGGAGCGTCCGGACTGCCAAGCACGCGCGGACCGAAAGCCCGCGCAATGATGTCGCCCTTCGACGGATGCAGCATCAGCGGCGTGCCGAACATCCGACTGGCGATTTCGGGATAGTTCCTCATGCCGATTTCCTTCTGGAGATCCTCGGGATGCCGGCCGGATGCCGACGCGCCGAGGTGCGGCCGTTGACCTCTTCCTCGGCTTCGTCGCCCGGCTCGGCTGGAGGAGCGGCGCTCGCCTGCGATCTGGCTTCGGGTTTGCCCGGGTCGGGATCGAGGCCGAGCCGTTCGTAGAACGCCCGTTCCCGGGCGCGCTGCTGTGCATCCATCTTCCAGTCCCGCCCCTGCTCGGCCGCTTCCTGCTGGAGCGTGGTGAGATTGCCGGCGAGCCGCTCGCTGGCGGCCTGCGCCTCGCGCAGCGGGTCGATCCAGCCTCGGCCGGGGCCGATCCAGTCCGTATGGCACCATGCGGCCGGGTTCTGTTCGAAGGGAACGGCGCCCGCCGGAAGCTTGATCAGGCCCTTGTCGAACACCTCCTCGAGCCATGCCCGATAGATCGGCGCCATGAACTGCGAGGCGAAGCCGCCCTTCTTGGCGGTGAAGCCGCGCCAAATTTCAAGGAGTGCGGCGCGTGCCGACGAATAGTTCACCTGGCTCCAGTCCATGGTGAGCTGCTCGTAGGTGACGCCGATCGCGCTCGCGACCTTGCGCAGCGCCGCATTGACGAAGGCCTCGAAATTGGCGTTCGGGTGCTCGGGCTTGGTCAGCGTCGCCTTTTCGCCGGGCTGCAGCGTATTGATACGAACGCCGGGCAGATCGATCGGCGCGGCGCCGTAATAGGCCTTCTGCGCGGCCGACATTTCGCCGAAGAGCTTGGCGATACCGTCATTGCCGTAATCCGCGCCCATCGCCTCGAGCATCTCCTCCGGATCGAAGGGCGTTTCGATGAAGGCAGCCATGACAGCGTTCAGCATTGCCGCCTGGCTCTCATAATCCTCGTAGTCGGTCGACTGCTTGATCGACCGCATGACCGGAGCCCAGTCGGAAACGCCGCGCGTCATGCCGGCGCGCTTCTGCTCGTAGGCGTGCACGACGATCGGGCGGCCCCATTCGGTCTCCCGCTCGACATACTCCCAGTGCCAAAGGCCGGTATTGCCGGCGAAGAACTCGCCGGGATGCGACTTGCGGAAGTGGTAGCCGACCGGTGCGCCGTATCCGTCGATGGCAACGCCGTCGCGCAGGAACTCCTCGTCCATGCGCCCGTTCGGGTTTGAACACCGGGCCGGATCGACGACATGGATTGCCGTCTGGAACAACGGTGCATTGTCCTGCCAGACGATGACACCGAAGGCCTCGCCCTCGGGACCGAAGCGCTGACGGGCAGCAAGGCCGAGAACGCCGGCCATGGTTTTCGTCCGCTCGGCGTCGCACCATTTGTCGACATCCTGCGTGTAATCGCGCCACAAGGCCTCGATCTTGTCGGCGATCTCCTCCGCCTGCTCAAACGTCATGTTGAGCGAAACATGGTTCGGCCGCGCGGCGAGCGTCCAGCCGGAGCCGATGATGTTGTCGACGAGGCGCGAGGTGCCGGCGGCACCCCAGCCGTCATTGCGCGCCACGTCGTTCAGCCGGTCGACGAGCTCGGAGCGCGACCAGGTCAGCGCCGACTGACCGGACCAGGTGCCCGGCCGCCATTTGGCGAAGGACGGGTGATCGTAGGATGCACCCTGGTAGGCCGAGGACGCCATCAGCCGGTTTTTCGCGACCTGCACACGTGCGGCGGCACGAACTGCCGGCGAAAGCGGCTTCGCGTCCGGGCCGAGGATCGTGACGTCGCCGCTCATCCGAAGATCACTCCCCGGCTGCGCGCCCTGGCAAAGCGGCGAAGGCCGAGTTTCGCCTCGAGGTCGCGGACATACTGGCGCAGCGCGCCGATGTTGGCCGCGGCATAGGTGACGCTTTCGCCGTTATAGCTGAGCGAGATCTCGGCGCGGCCAAGCTCCATCTGGTGCAAGGCCTCACGTGCGTCGTCGAGCCGTGCCAGAAGCACGGCGCGTTCCTGTTCGGTCAGTGCCATATGGATCTTCCTAGCGGTTCCGCTGCGCTGCACGGGCGGCGCGCGCGAGGGCGGCAGCGACGAGCGGCGATTGCTGTTCTGCCGCGGCGCTCTGGCCTGCGGCAGGTTCGGTCTTGACGGCGATCTGGTTCAGATGATCCTCGAGATCGCCCTGTTGCGGCGCTTCGAGGCGGCCGAGGCGATCGGCGATCGCGTCCCATTCCTCGTCGGTCCAGTAGGGCACGCCCCAGCGATAGGCACCGGCCAGGCTCTGATTGAGCATGTCGATGATTTCGTTGCGCTTGCCCTCGGAGAGCTTCCAGACGTAGCGGGTGTGACCGCTCCGGGTCTTCTCCGGGACGCGGGCTTCCGATGTCGCCTGCTGGTAGAAATCGTCTCCGAAGCCGCGGGCGAAACGGATGTAGCCCGCCTGCTCCGGATCGTCTTTCTTGTAGTCCCGATAGAGCCGAATCTTGAAGGCCGAGGCGTTGAAGGTGAAGAATCGCGAGGACCACTTCTGCTTCTTCGGCTTGCCCTTTCGGTCGTACTCTTTCGTCTGCACGATCGGCGGCGCGGCTTCCGTATTGCCGCCGCGCACCATGATGACGCGCGACTTCGGATGCTTGCGAACCCAGTTCCAGACATCGTCGGTATAGGCGTTGCCGTCGATGGCCACGCGATCGGCGGTGCGCTTGCGGCCGGCATCGTCGAGCCATTCGCGCTGCAGCAGCCTATCGAGGGCGGCGCGAACCTCCGGCTCCGAGATATGGCCGGAATGTTCCTTGGCGTCGGCCAGGTGGCTGCCGGCGCGATGGTCGATGACGCCGTGATCGATCACGGCCCGGTACCGGTTCCTGCCATAACCGACCAGCAGCCACTCGACACGGTCACCCTGCACGTCCATGCCGAGCACCAGCGCCAGCGCCTCGGCCGGGATGACACCGCGCTGGAAACCGTGTTCCTCGGCGCGATCGCGGAGCAGTTCCCAGTCGATCGCCTTGTTGTCCGCCTCGAAGGCAAGCCCGAGCCAGTCATTCCGGAACGTCTGCTCGGCGCCAGATCCCTTTTCCCGGTTCTCCGGTCCGCCGGCCTGGACCGTCAGCCACTCGCGCGCCAGGTTCTCCCAGCGTTCGAACGGCGAATAGGCCATCCAGATGCGGAAGGACCGATGGCGCCGGCCGCGCTCCGGATACCTGGCGACCCATTTTGCGCCGTTTTCCGGCTTCACCATCCATTCGCGGTGGTGCTCGTGGATCTCGCAGCCGCAATGGATGCAGACGAAATGTGCCTGCTCGGGATGCTCGGGATCGATGTGATCCCGCATGTTCTCCCAGCGCAGCTCCTGCAGCTCTTGGCAGTGCGGACACGGGACATGGTAGGTCTCCTGCGTCCCTTCCTGATAGTTCGACGTGATCTTGCAGCCCGGCGATACCATCGGCGTCGAGATCTTGAAGATCTTGCCGTTGAAGAACGCCTTGCTGCGGCTGTCCGCCTGAACTTCTGGATCACCGGCCTCGTTCATCTGCCACTTGGCAAGATCGTCCTGAACCTGCTTTCGCGGCGAGATCATCGACAGGCCTGCCGGCGAGTTGGCGCCGGCCGCCTGGATGGCGCCGCGCCCGTCGATGCGTTCCTTGTAGAGCACCGAATTGCTCGCATCGCGGCTGTTCTGCGAGAACAGCTTGGCGATGGCGGGCATCTCGCGCACCAGCGGCATCAGCTTCGTCTTCGACCAGCGCGCCGCGTTCTCCTCCGTCGGGTGGACATAGAGGAAATCGCCGGGCGCCATGTCGAGCGAGCCGAGCGTGAAGATGTTGGCGCAGATGGTACCGCCGATCTGCGCCGACTTCGCCAGGCTGACGATGTTGCACGGATCTTCCGGCGACAACGCTCGCAGGATCTCCGAGAAGAACGGCACCAGGTCTTCGTTGTACGGCCCCGGATGGTCCGTGATGCGCTCCGAGAACACGATGTTCCGCTTCGCCCAGTCGAGATAATCGACTGCCGGCGGCGGCTCGCAGATCTCGGCCAGCACGCTGAGAGCGAGCCGCTCGGGATTGAACAGCACGGTCATTGCTGCTCGTCCTCGACATGCTCGTCCAACTCGGCCGCTGCGTCGGCGAAGTCGCGCGCCTTCTTGGCTCGGTGGTCCCGAAAGGCCTTCAGCAGCACATGGGTCGCATCATGGGTCGACACCGAGAACTGCGCGGCGATCGCCTTCGCCATCTCGGGGATGGCCTGCTCCATGACCTTGAACGCCTCGGCCACGGCCTTGACCATCTCTCGCCGAGCATCGTCGGTCAGCATGTACCGGCCGAGCTCGAGCGCTTCACCGCCTGGAAGCCCTGCCCCGCCTCTTCAAGCGCCAGCGGGCAAATCGAGCCCTGCGCCGAGCGTGCCCGCTCCTGCATGCTGTTCACCGACGGCCATCCTGCCCGCATGCGCTTCTCGGCCATCACGTCAGCAAGGGACACCTGCCCGGCGTCGATCTGCATCTGCTCGAACTTCGTCGGAGGAGCGACGATGCCTGATGGCGGCAGCAGCAGCTCGGCGAACCGCGCCGCCGACCAGAGCTTGCCGAATGGCGCAGCCATGGCGTTCGCAGGTTTCGCCGCCTCATCCTGCGCCGGAACGTCCATCCAGAGCTTTTCGCCGAAGTAGGTCGATGGTGCCGGGGTGTGGGATTTCTTCTGCGCCTTCAGCAGCTGCAGCCACCGCGGGAAGCGCTCGGACGCTTCCCTACGCTCTTCGGCTGTCAGCGCGAGCCACGCCCGCTTCGCCGGTTCTTTCGGCATGCCGGCGAAGCCGGGCCAATCCTTCACCAGCGCCCAGAAGGCGGCGTCGATCTTCCTCGGGTCTTCCGGCTCCTGCCCATCTTCCGGAGCCTCGCGCCCACCCTCTCTCAGAATCTGATAATCAGTATTTGCTGAATCTGAGTTATTACTATGTGCCGATTTTACCGGCGCCGGCGAAACCGGCGCCGGTAATGCCGTCGCCGGTAAATCCGTCTGCGGTAGAATTGCAACACCAGACGCTTCGGCAGCGTTTTCAGCGGCCGTGGCGCAGCGCGGCTCGTCGAAGATCACGAGCACTGAAGCTCCGAATTTGCCGTCCTCGCGCTGCTGTTCGCGCTCTGCATAACCAATGTCGACCAACTCGGCGATCATCTTGCGAGCCTTGTCGCGCCCGCAATTGCCCTTTTTGATGATATCGCCGATGACGACGGTCCAGTTGTCTGGCTTGGAGAGCAGGTAGCTCAAGAGCCACCTTGCTTCCATCGACAGCCGCGCATCCTCAAAGACATGGTTCGGTATTGCCGCATAGCGCGCATTGCGCACACCGCGCCGGATTGTGGCTTCCTGGCTCATTCCACGCTCCATAAAGCCGCCTTTTGGGCCAACGGTGTGCTCACAAGCTCTCTGTCGGAACTATTCAACTGACGGAACGTTTGGGCAGCATCGCGCAATTGAGGCTCGCCATGAATGTCGGTCCGTGGAGTGAAGCGGTGCTCGTCCGTTTGCCGGACACAGGCTTTATTGAAAGTGTCGCGACGACGCGAAGCGCCGCCACACTGTTGAGTGACCGATGGCCGATAGTAAAAGGGTTGGCGTACACATTTGCCGTGCAGACGTGCGCCGACGTTTTGATTGGCCAATCCCCCTCTTACCTGGCGCGCCGGGCGTTTGTTGAAGCCGCCAAGGAAATTGGCATTGCTGTCGCGTACTAGTTTCATCATAGAACCGCCCCCTTTTCCGCGCCACCGCGCGCAATGATCTGAACTCCAATGCGGGCGTGTTCCCGCGTCATGCGGATTGTGTTCGGCGCGAGCCCGTCCCGGCCGCGCCTCGCCGAAAGCGCCGCGATCTCGGCTGCGAAGTAGGCAAGGCCTTCGTGAAAACCGGCCGCAGAGAGCAGCCGGTGGATGGTCACCTGGTCGCGAATGATCACCGCGAGGGGCACTTCGAGCAGCCAGCGCGCCCGCGCCATATGGTCCGGCGCATCGGCGAGTTCCTCGATGATGGGAAGCATGGAAGTCATTCAGCCGCCTCCTCTGTCGCGGCTTCAAACCCCCATGCCGTCCAGCCCGGGCGCGGGCTGCGGCAGAACATTTCGAGCCGTGGCATGGCGGGATAGAGCCGCTCGATCTGCTCGGCGAAGTAATCGGGCTTGGCGCTATGCCTGCCCTTCCGCTCGCGATAGACCGTCTCGGGCTGCGAGCCGGGAAGCGGCGAAACCGGGTCGCCGCGCCTACCGATCAGCAGCAGCTCGTGCCGGTCGCGGCCCCAATAGCCGGTTCCTGCCACTTCCTTGTCCCAGATCCAATGGTGCACATAGGTGAAACCCCATGCCGCCATGACGCTGAATGCATCTGGTAGCATCGGGTTCGTGGCCCAAAGGAAAAGCACGGAGTCGGCCTTGGCCGGTGCGCCGATCTCGTCGAAGAGGTCGCAGATCGCATCCGTCGGCATGGTCGGGTAATGGTTCTCGGCGCTCTTCTCGCGTCCCGTCACTTCCGAGCGCACGCCGAACTGCCACGGCGGATCGGCATAGATGACCGGGAACTTCTGGTCGACCTTGCCCGCAGTCGACGAGCCGGCCTCTGCCACATGCGCCATATGCGTCAGCCGCACGGCGTGACGGATCTCCTGCCGCTTCTGGCGGATTTCCTTGGCGCGCTGGATAATCTCCTTTTCCTCGAGCCGCAGCGCCTCTTCCTGCGCCGCCCGTTCCAGGTGGCTCAGAGCCTCGCCGGCATGAACGGAGATCCGCCCGTCGCGGATGGCATCGGACAGCGCCTCGACACCGTGGTCGCGCACCCGCTTTGCGGCCTTGACCGCGCGCTCGGAAATCGAAAGCCGGCGCCCTGCCTCGCGGGCGTGCAAATTTGCATCCCCGGCTGTGCTCTGGTTGATGCCGCGTTCCCAATCGACGATCCGTGCCGCCACCATGGCGCGCTGGCTTTCCGTCAGGTGCCGACGATGCAGGTTGAGGGAGAGCACGAAGCCGAGCGGGTCCTTGCCCTCGTATACCTTGGTCCAGGCGTCGATCCCGACCAGATGGCAAGCCGCCTCGCGGTTCCGCCCGTCAAGGATCTTGCCGTCGAGCAACCAGACCGGCTCCTGCTGCCCGTTTGCCTCGATATCGTCGGCGAGGCGGCGCAGCTCGTCGTCGGGCAGCATGGGGAAAAGGGCAGCGAGCGGATGATGCGGCAGGCGCGTGAGCGGCGGCAGGTCAGCCGTCGGCGAAGGCTCGATCTCGGCCGGCGCCGGGAGGCGATCGGCGCCCTGCTCGGGCTGAACCCGAGAATCCGGCGCGCCGGGTCCGCCCTCGCGCCCCTGCCCGATTTCCGACAGCGTCACGCCGGCCAGCTCGCAAAGCTTCGCCGTCGGGTATGCGTCGCCGCTCGCCCGCACCCGCCGCAGCAATGCAATGCAGCGCGTCCCGACCGGCCCACTGGCAGTCCAGCGCGTGGGGGAAAGGGTGGCGCGTTCCATCAGTGCACCCCCTTACGGCCAATGTCGCCGAACCCATTTTCCCTCATGGATATGAGCGCCGCGCGCAGGCCGTGTACCGTTGCCTCGTCGTCGAGCCCGGCCGTGATGGCGGCAGCAGCGCAGGCAACTGTGACAACGCTGATGGCAGCTTCCGGGTCGTCCGGCAACAGCGCGCAGATGGCCGTTACCGTCATGGTTGAGTTCTTGGGTTTGCCATGCATCAGCGGGCACCCGCCATCATCATGGCGTCGAGGCGGGCCAGATATTGTTGAGCCGCAACGATGCGGTTGCGGATAGCTTGTCGTTCCGCAGCGTCGATGTGATCGTCATCTTCGAGCGCCGCAGCGACCGCACGTACGACATCGTCGAGAACGCCATCCAGGCGCAGGACCGCGCTCGCGGTGACCGCGCCGAAGCTCGAAACGCGCTCGTCCTTCACGATCCGCGACATGGCAGTGAGCAGGAATGGGTGATCGCAGCGCCGGTCGAGTTCCGCGGCAAGATCGAGGCGGATGAAGCTGTCGCGCCATTCCTCGCCGGTGGAGGCATATTTCGTCAGCGTCGAGGAGGCGACTCCCAGCGCGTCGGCCGCCCGGCTCACTCCACCCAGAGCTTCGTAAGCCGCCGCCGTGGCGGCCTTGATGATGGATGCATGTTCGTCAGAAATTGCACGCACGAAAACACCCCTGAGTTTGGGTCAAGGAAAAAATCAACCGAAAGGATTCCGTGAAGGCCGCGCGCCGGCGGCGTAGGGTCAGCCGATCAGATCACGGAGGACCGCATGGATAAGCAGAGGGAAAAACAGAGGCAGGGACGCGCCGAAACTGGGCGCGTCTCTGCCAGGCGGCAAGGTCGCCAGTCGGGAGGAGGTAACCGGTACCTTGCTGCGGAAACTTCATTCGGCCGCCTCCGTCTGAAAGGCAGGGCGCGGCACGCCGGCGGGCCATTCAGCCCCTTCCGGCCAGTTTGCAGACAACCAGAGCATGGCGCGTTCAAAGGTACCCGTTGCCAAGTCGCCACCCGTCGCGATGTTATCGAGCTTCGAACCTCGGTTCAGGACCAAGGTAGAAACCCGCTTCCGACCGATCCCGCGCGCTTGGGCAAAGGTGTCCGCCACCACGATGATTTGCTGTCTCAAGTTCATGCGGACATGAATGCGGCTACATAACCGCATCTGTCAAGCCTGAAAGACCGCATTCACAAACAAACGCTGCGGACGATAATCCGCGCATGAGCAAGACAGTGATTGAGAAACTCAAAGAGATCATCGAGCAGAAGGGCATGTCGTACGAGAGTGCGGCGCGCGCCGCAGGACTCGAACGAAGCTATTTCCGCAAGCTATTCGAACGAGGAGGCGCGTCGCCCCGCGGCGAAACGCTTCAGAAGATTGCAAAGGGACTGGATGTATCCATAACGACCTTGCTCTCGACGACCAACAAGCGCCCGGTCGTGTCCTCCTACGATCCCGATAATCCGAGCGGGGAGGACGTGGAACAGCTGATGACGATTGGCTCGGAGACAGGCGTTCGGGGAATACCTACCGACGCTTCAGCGCAAATTGACATCACCGGCGGCATGGGTGGGGGAGGACTAAGCATTGTGTCGGAGGGGGTCCCTGGACGCCACGGGATGACGTTTGCGGCCGAGCATGTGCGCGAGTATTGGCGCCTTCCACCTCCAATACTTACCGCTCTTGGTTTGTCTGCTCACGACGTAGCAGTCTTCCCCGTCCAAGGCGATTCAATGCAGCCGACTCTGGATGAGGGCGACGTGGTATTCATCGATACGCGTCACCGCTGGCCCTCGCCGCCCGGTCTGTATGCGGTCCTCGACGAGATTGGCGGCGTCGTCGTAAAACGCATAGAGGTCTCTAGCGCTCCTGGCGCGGAAATGCAGACCGTATCTGTGATTTCAGACAACCCTCGACATGCGAAGAAAGAATGGCCGGCCGAAGAACTTTTTATCGTCGGCCGCGTGCTCCGCAAATTCGGTACCGTCAGATAAAAGCCGGTCGATTGTGCCGCTGAGAAACCCGCGAGTGCGGGTTTTTTTGTGTTCTGATTCGCGCTGCTGCCGCAGCCGAACACATCAGGAATTAACTACCTTGCGGTCATTTAGCCGCATACGGTGGTTGACAGCGGATATTTAGCCGCATTATTGTCCGCATCACCTCCTAGTGAGGGCGGCGCGGAAACCACGGCCTTTAGTCTCCGAGCCGCCGGGAGGTCATCTTCCTCGAACCAGGAGACCAACATGCAATCGAACGGCGGAATTCACACCAGGAACACCATTGAGCGCATGGCCGAGACGATGCGCTCGATCGGCGAGGGCTGCACAGATCGAGATCTGATCCTGACCGGAAAATTCTCGGAACGACAGGTCAAGCTCTTCGGCCAGAGGGCAACCGAACTCGCCACCGCCATGGCCCGAGCGGCGTAGCGCCATGACGAAGAGGGCGCGCCGCCGTGAGCCCCTGCCCCTGTGGTTCACGCGCGGGGCGCTCGCCGGCCTCGCCTACACTCTCCCCCTTCAACTGATCCTGCTCTGGAGCATCTGGCCATGACTGAGCATTTCACCGGACACAACAAGGCACGGCTCGAAGCAGGCCCCAATCGCTTCTTTCTCGCCTGCACCATCCTCGCACTCTCGATCGCGTTTCTCATGTCCGCAGCGCTGGCCGGAACCACGGCCTTCCGCAAGGAATGGCAGTACGCTTCCGACGCGAAGATCTGAGGGCGAAGACATGGACCGTTTCGAAGTCGCCCTCCAGGTCGCCAATCGCCCACTGTGCGACGAGGTCCGCCGATGAGCCACCCGGAGCGCTCGCTGCAGCAGAAACGCATGGACGCGATCCGCAACCGGGTCGCGCTCGCGACCCCGGACTGGGGTATTGAATCCGACGGTGGTCGGCTCTGCCTGACTGCGGCAAGCAGCGAAGGCACTTTCCTCATCGCGGCGACCGCCGCCGACGCGCCGATCGGCGACAGCGAGATGGTGCTGAACGCGCCCTATGATCTGATTTGGCTGCTCGGGACCTATGACGCCCTCGCGGGCCGGTATCGCACCCTGGTCGCCGAGCTGCGCAGCCACGCTCCTCCGCAGCACCAGCAGAAGCCGAAGGACTACGCGGCCGAATGCGCGATCAAATGCGCCGAGCCGGCATTCAAGAAATTCCTCGAGGAATGCCACGGCCTGGCGAGGCCCCTCACCGATGATCGCGCCGCGACAAAGGTCCGCTCGATCCTGAACATTCGCTCCCGCAGCGAGCTGAACGATGATGCGGCCGCAGCTGCCCGCTGGCAGGATTTACGCAATGCCTTTGATGCCTGGAGGCGCCGAGGATGAGCAGCCGTCGTGATCGCATCCGCGCGAAGATTATGTCCCGGGTCCGCATCGATCCGGTAACAGGCTGCCGGGAGTGGACCGGCCCTGATTCAGGCAAGAACGGTCGAGGCAAGGGCTACCCCCGCATGTCTCTCGATGGCCAGACGGTCGCAGTCCACATCGCCATGTGGACCAACGAGCACGGCTATATCCCCGGCAAGAAAGAACTGGACCACGCCTGTCGCGACCGCCTTTGCGTGCGACCGGAAATGGATCACGTCGAGATGGTCACCCGCAAGGAAAACGCCAAGCGCCGTGAACAGGCGAAGCGCGGCATGATCGGCCACAACGGCGGTCCAGAATTCGTATGCGAGGAAGCGTAGAGATGAAGACGCCCGACCCGATTTCCCCCCAGACCTTTTCGACATCCTTCCTCCTGTTCGCCCAGTATGGCGGCAAGGCGATCATTCCTGTCGAGGATGTCTGCCGCGACTATTTCAATCACCTTACGCCTGACAAATTTCTTCGGAAGGTCGGAACTGGCGAAATCGCCCTGCCGGTAGTGAGGGCGGAGACGTCTCAGAAGTGCCAGAAGGGCGTCTATTTGCAAGATTTGGCCGATTATCTAGATCGGAGGCGCGAGGCGGCACTAAGGGAGTTCCGCCAACTGCACCGATGAAAATATAAGGGCGCTCGCGCTACGTCCAAGAATGCCGGTGGCTCTGCCTTTGTTCCTTTCGGCGGTTACGGAGGCCCGCCCGCTTCGACCCGAAAACGACTTACCAGCCACGGTTCAAAAATGACCGCTGTGCGCCCCATGTCGGTCGTTCGAGCGGCAGTACGAACTGCCCGTATGCGGAAATCGGCAGTTCAATTCACCCAACGGGATCGGCTAGAATTGGCCAAATCAGATCGGGTTGCAGGAATAGGCGTTTCTGATCTCAACATTGAAGAATTCTCCGATAGAGGAGGCTTCCACCAGTCGATCGTACATGAACTGGGGGACGTTGTAATATTCGTACACCTTGCCGGTAGCGACGAACTCCACCTCAAGTGTCTCCGAAGCAGGGTCATAGCCCACCGAAGCCAAACTCGACGAGCTTACTGGCTGTCGTTCCATTCATTCCTCCGTCCATCGTGGGTTCTGGGACCGCCACGCAGCCGTGACGTTCACGTAATTCTCGTTGCCGCGTTCCTTACTCCAGTTGTGGGCAACGCGCGGATCCTCACTGGTGGGCCGCTTGCCTTCCTCGGGGAGCGTAATCCTGCATCGCACAGGCAGCTTGGCAGCCTCGCCGGTGATCACAGCCTCGCCCGTACGAAGCACAGGCAAGCTGTCCACGATGCCGCTCAGACTGTCAGGTAGGGCAGCCTGAACCTTGCTGCGGTCCGACGAGTTGGAGAGGCGCAGCGAGAAGAACGTACCGCACTGAGAGAGAATGGTCTCGTCGATCTCGGATGGGCGCTGGCTCACGATCATCGCGCCTAGGCCGAATTTGCGGCCCTCCTTAACAATGCGCTGGACTGCATCCCGAGCAAGGTTGGCGTCGTCCCGGCCTAGGTAGCGATGTGCCTCCTCCATTACCACGAGCAGGGGGCGTGCCCGCCCGCCCTCGGGCATCTCGCGGCTCCAGAAGAGGGCCTCGTAAATGATGTTCAGGATGCCTCCAATTAGTCGCATAAGGATCGAGCTCGGCACGCCCGACAGATCCAGCACCGTGATCGGCCGATCGTGCCCGAGCCAGCTCTCGAGCAGTTGGGGCAGGTCGTTCTGCGGAGCCCCGTCGAGGCTCGGTTCCCAAGGCCCAGGGTGGAGCATGAAGTCGTACTGCCGATCCAGTAGGCGCGACCGGAGCTGTTCGAGCTGTCGCCGGATTGACAGCACGTTTGTCTTGTTTGCGAACGGCGGCGTATTGCCTTGGCCGGGCAGCGGATAGGTAGGCGCAGTAAGTGTTTCGGCATCGCCCGGAGCGGTCTGAGCCGAGTTCTGCTGAGTGTTCTCCGTCCACGTCTTAATTTCTGGGTCGATCAGGTGGAACCAAAGCGATTTCAGACTGAATGGCAGAGGGCTGTCGGCGGTCAGCGAGTTGGCATCGACACCCGGATAGTTCATCTGGGCCGAGACTGCGGTTTTCGCTCTGATAATGCGGTCCTGAATCGCCGTTAGTGCCTTCTCCTCGGTCTTGCCGAGCAGGAAGGTCAGCAGGTCGTCCAGATTGAGTGCCCAATAGGGAACGTAGAGGCGCTCCTCATTCTCTAGCGGGTTAACGCGGAAGACTTTGGCGACCTCGCCAAGCGCGCGGCCGTACTCGCCGTGGATGTCCATCAGCAGCACCCGAGCGTTCGAAAACCCGGAGTGGTCACCCTGGCCGACCGAAAGGGAGCGCAGCAGGCTTGTGACCGTCGTCGACTTGCCGGCCCCCGTCGACCCCAGCACCGCGGAGTGGCGCGTCACGAGCTTGTCCAGATCGACACGGACGGGGATGCTCTCAGCTCCCGACAATCTGCCGATGGTCACCTGACCCGTGTCGGCGGTCCCGTAGATGCGGGCGAGATCCTCCTCGACTACGAGGTGCACCTGGTCGTTAATTGCGGGATATTGGCTGATCCCGCGCTCGAAGGTCGCCTCCAGGACCTCGCCAACGAGTTGCACCTTGATCCAGCGGTCCCCTCTGGCCCCGCTGTCGACCAGTGTCTCAGGCGTGGCCGTGGCACCGACGTCAGAGATGATACCGTACAGGTCGTGATAGCCCTGCGGGATGCGGACGAAACTGCCGACCTGGCCGATGCGGTAACTGCGGCCGCCAATGATAGCGATACCCGAGGCGGTTCCCTCGAACTGTCGCACGTTGATCGTCGCGCCCGCAACGGCTCCTACGTGGCCGAGAAGGGTTGGTGCGCTCATCACGCCACCGTGGAGGCGGGCGCGGCCGCCGCGGCGGGTGCGGCCGGTGTCACGAAGACCTGTGTGGAACGTGACGCGGAGAAGAAACGCGCGAAAGGCTCGATTGCGCCGAGCGTGAACTCGTGCGGGTCGCCCCCTTGCGGTTCCGACCAGTAGGAGGACCGGATTGGTCCCCAATCCTTTGAGGGAAGCTCCGAAGGCACACGCCACGGGCCCTCCGAACCATTCACCAACGCCGCGTCACGCGCGTAGACGCTGAAGTTGGGCAGTCGGCGACCAAGCTCTCTAGCGCAGGTCTCGTTTGCGAGCTTCTGGAACTGGAACGCGAACACGCTCGCGGATGGGTTCGCCGCGAGTCCCTCATCAATTCGCGCCGAGATATGAGCGTCGGCGAACGAGAATCCGATCGAGATCAGCAGCGTGTCCGGCGTGGCGAGGAAGGCGCGCAGCCTGTCGAGGAGCGCTGCATAAGGTGCCTTCTGGGTCTGATCATACTTGAGGTGCTCGGGGAAGACGAGGTGCCGGGCGTTGTCCTTGCCGGAGCGAATCACCTCGTCCTTGCTGTTAGAGCACCACCCCAGCGACCCGTGCAGCTTCCAGAGACGCGTCCATCTTGCAGGCAGGTCGTTGTTGGAGACCGTGACGGGGTCGAAGAAGGGCTCACGACCACCCGTGAAGCCGTCGAAGTACGGCGCGCGCACGCGCTCGAGCGCTTCCTCGAGCAGCAGATCGTAGTTCGTCGTAAAGATCTCGATAGGATGATCACGACCGGCGCCCGTGATCCATGTCACGATGTCGCTGTAGGCAGAGCCGCTCGCGGGCAACGTTACAGTGACGACCTTCCCGATCTCCTCGCACACGCGCTCGCCAAACTGCGCATATCCCGGTCCGTCCAAGTCATGGATCTTGGCCGGCCCTATCACCTTCGCGAGCGACCTAATCCTGGACAGGAGAGTCTCGATGTCGTCCTTGGGCGCGAGCTCCTTCTTCAGCTCTGCGATCTGCTTTCCATATTCCGTCTCGAGTTCATCAAGGACAAGTTTGGTCAAACCGGCGACCGCCGGGATCAGGGGATAGGTTCCGTCTGCTTTCTTCATTCCTGCCGAAGCGCCGGCGCCCAGCAGTAGTCCGATCCTCTTCCGGCCTCCGGCGATAATCGTACGGAGCGCCGTCATGTATTGATCTGGATTGTGTACGATTTCGCTTGGCATAGTTACCCCCATTACGACTACGGCACCTTCTTAGTCTCAACGGTAAATTGATTCTTTCTAAAATCACACTACACCGTGCTGAGCCAGCACAATTTACTCAGATTGTGGCTCGACCAGAGATTCCAGAAATACCTGAACGCGGAGAGACAGCCCGCTTGAAGGCCAGCGCTAGGAGTGATTAGAACGTCCGCTCAAGCAATAAGAGCATTAAAAGCAGCCGGTCCGGAAGCGGCCCCGCCGCTGACAGCATTGCGCCTTCGCTCCGGCCGGAATGGCCGGTGGAGCGCTACTCACCTTTGCTGGAAAGCAATTCGTCGAGCTGTTCCAACTGTGGCGGTGCGCAGTGCTGGCATTGGCGGCTCGGGAAGACCTGCCGCACTGATTAACTCCAAACGCTAACATCGGCAGCAAACGCCCGATTTGCCTCAACGTCGGCGACGAACTCGTCCCAGGTTTGTCGGCCCAGTTTTCTGGCACAGAAGGCCCCAGCCATGGCAAGAAATGCACGCAAGACAGCGGTTTGGTCGGACACGAAGCCGCGAAGCGTCTTTTCTGTACCCTTACCATAGGCCAAGAACAGAGCTTCTCTGTAGTTCGCCTTGCCGCGATATCTAGAAGCTTGATGGACAAAGCCCATAGGACGGCCCGCTAGCCTGGCGTCGCGCATCTCTCGGGCGGCCTTCGTGCGGAAGTTGTCGACTTGGAGAGCCTTGAATTCTCGGGTATTGCGCAACGCCTGCTCCTGCTTCCAGGCATGCCATTTTGCTGAACCCTTGAGATAGCTTGCCGCAGCGCCGACGGCTTCGGCGTCAGAGGCAATCGCCCACTGCAGACTCCCCTCACTGCCGTTCCGATAGATTTCCACCTCAGTTGCATAATCTTTCTCTATCAACGTCGTCACACGCCAGCCAAACGGGCCAATGGCGAGGCCCTGGGCCGCAATGGCAGTGTCCCACATGCGTGCAGTGCCAGAGTGATCCTCCTGAAAGGATCCATCCTGGGCCGCCGTCATAGCGCTGGCCGCGTTGGAGATGCCATAGTACCAGCCTAGGATTCCAAGCCTAGCGACGTCCGCTTGTAACGGCGCGCCTTCCATTGCTTGGAGGGCGGAAAGGTGGTGGAGGGCAAGAAAGAGCTGTTCCAATACTGTGTTTTCCACCAACACATCCATGTCCCGCTTACCCAGTGTCTGGTAGGCAGCAGTGGCTGTCGTAAAGTTGATGGCGCGCGTCAAAAACTGCAGTGAACGCATCCAACTAACAGTAGACTGGAGCGCGTACTCAGGCGTCGGCTTGCCGCCTGGTTCATTTATGGTCCCAGTGTTTATAACCCGATCATAAAGCACAATCGTCTCCTTCGTTGCCCTAGGCTTATAGGACAAAATTAGAGGGGTGTATTAAAGCACTGAGTGCCGGCGTGGATTGCAAGGAGGCTCCGAAGGCGATGCCACGGTTTACATATCTCACGCCATTCTGGACTGCTTCGGTAAAGCAAATACCGGCAGCTTTTGGCATTTGGCCAAAGACCGCGCAATGACCGAAATGGGGTGTTCGCGGAACGGCAGCTTTTCGAGATTGATAGCCAAAACCGGTCAGTCCGTAATCGGCCCCACTCACGACGATCGAAGTGGTGTCCCGAGGCGTCCGAAAAGTCCGCAAAGCGGCCGTTCGGGCTAACCGCAGCAGACGATCGGTCACCACCAAACCGGTCACGGCGGGGCATCCGAGCTGCGACTCGGCGAGCGGAAAGCGAGCGTTTATGCCTAGTTGATGCTGCCAGAGCGATATCGGCGTGCTACAATTTTGCTACAAATCTACAAGCACCTTTGTTTTTGCTCCATTTAATCGCCGTTTCAGTCCAATCGATCATAGGCGCCACGGCGAAGACAGGCGCCTTGAAGTACTTGCCTTCCCCCACGTTTCCAGCCGTTTGCGCCGTTTCCTTCATATCTCGTCAGCTCTCGTTTGATCCCAATTCAGCCTATTTCCGCTGTGCTACCGCTATATTGACGCAAACGGTCGGGGGCTCGTGGCAAATTCATGGGCACCATCGAACGAAAGCGCCGGGACGGGCAGAAACATATACTGCGCAGATCCGCATAATGCGAGAGGGCGTGACAGTCCACACCAAGATCATGCAGCCCCTCGCCGCCGATCTCCCTCAATCGGTGGCATGAACACGACGGCAATGCGCCTGGACCCACATCGCGGACAGCGGAGGCGACTGGCGAGCATCGCCAGCGGAAAGTCCCGTCCGCGGGTCGCGACCAGCGTCAGCATGTCCAGATCATAGCTCCACGTACACTGCCGAACGGACTTCATGCCCTCACGATTTCCGAACGCACACCTTGCTTTAAGCTGCCATCCCAGGCTGAAAGCTTCGCCAATTGTCTCGACCATGACGACGAGATAATGCAAGAACAAAAGAAGAACAATCAATCGATAGTCGAAGTGCCCAGAATTGGGGACCCATCGGAGATCTTTGGTTAGCGGCGAACAGAGCGCAAAGCCCAATTGGGAGGCTGGCCCCTATCACCACGATTTCGAGCAGCCCGGCAGCACGAAACGGGGCAGCTTTGGTTTCGCGGTCGCTCAGGCGGAGCCGGATGTGTTCGGCTCTGAACATCAGCATGAATGGAAATCGCGCCATGAGGCGCAAACCCGGCATTGACCCCGGGGATCAGGGTTTCGAGGCTCAGGGACCCTCTAGTGCTGGGTGGCTATTGACTCGAGCTCATGCCGTTTTAGCTCATCGATGGCTTCAAGTGCTTCCTCGGCTGACCAGCCGGCTGACACCGCTGCCTCGAGCAGCTTGGCCTCCGCCTCCTGCTCAAGTTTCATGTACAAAGGCTCCAGTGCCTCTTGGACCGTTAGAATGTGCTCATCCGGAGCTACGACATGAACAGATGAAGTTGAGGGCAACATGGCACAAACCTTCCTCCTTCACACGGACGTGTTGCAGCAAAACTCTTAAGGTGGGCGTCTGTTCCACCAGATTCGAACTTTAGGAATTGGATGAACTCGCTCGGCCAGTAGGCGTTGTTCTGGCTCGTCTACTTGCTGCTCATTCGGCGTTTGCTGCCGAGCCGCTCACCCACGCGCAACCATCATCGATGGCGAGTCTGGAGATCAGCGGCGAACACATGGGAGAAATACAGCAAGGGCGCCTATGCCGCTTTTCAGGAGATCTCGAAGTCGCGCGGCGCTGGAATCCGGCGCGGCGACTTCGATCTGCCTTGCCGAGCGCGCGGGATGCGCGAGAAACGTCGGCCTTCCTGCTGATTCCGGGTCATTGCTTGCCGAGATACTCTATCACCTTTTCTCGGCTTGGCCCGGCCTCCCGGATCGCTCGAAGCGCCTTTTGCCGCGTCACCTTGGCCGTCCTCATTAGATAGGCGACCTCGTGCTCCTGTTCGGAGACCAGGTCTCGATCGCGGCCTTTCTTCTCAGGATTGTCTGCCATGCGGTTCCTCCATGATGAACAATAAAGGATAGGGGCGATTCACGTCGCGGCAAGATCGGAACCTCACGCGGTGTTGACCCGACGAGGAGACAACCATGGCTCTCTTCAGCTTTCGCTTCACCTCTTCCAGCCGTTTTGCCCTGCCACCGCTACATGCAGCAAACCACGAACGGTTTGCAGCAAAGCCGGCACAATCGCCGAGTGAAAGAGAAATTCTTAATATAACCGATAGAAGAAAAAGCATTATCGGGTCGGTTGGATGTATTGCAATCCGTCACAGAGTACTGCCGATTGTATCTTGTGGCCAAATTTGGGCGGCGGCGGGTACCTATAATCCGATATTCTGTTGCAGATCAGACGTTTATAATATTCTTGCGTAAGCCTGTGCTTTCTGTGCCATCCTTCGCCCCGTTGGAGGCTGAGGTTCGAAACATGTCCAAAACTTCAGGGAAGGAAGCAGGACAATGCGCAGAACAGGAAAAAATCTCATCGGTCCATTGCTTGGTCTCGCCTATGTCGTTGCCACGCCGTTTGCCTCGCTAGCGGCCTTCGATGACGGCCTGCGCCAGAGTACGGCGCTTTCCGGTCAACATGGCGATGTTCTTGTCGTTGCCGACGCCGGCAGCGTGCCAGGCGGCGGCCAGGAGAGCGGCTCAGGTGGCGGTCAGGATAGTGGGTCCGGCGGCGGTCAGGATAGCGGCTCCGGCGGCGGCCAGGACAGCGGTTCCGGCGGCGGTCAGGATAGCGGTTCCGGCGGCGGTCAGGACAGCGGCTCCGGCGGCGGTCAGGATAGCGGTTCCGGCGGCGGTCAGGACAGCGGTTCCGGCGGCGGTCAGGACAGCGGTTCCGGCGGCGGTCAGGACAGCGGCTCCGGCGGCGGTCAGGATAGCGGCTCCGGCGGCGGTCAGGATAGCGGCTCCGGCGGCGGTCAGGACAGCGGCTCCGGCGGCGGTCAGGATGGCGGCTCCGGCGGCGGTCAGGATGGCGGCTCCGGCGGCGGTCAGGATGGCGGCTCAGGCGGCGGTCAGGACAGCGGTTCCGGCGGCGGTCAGGATGGCGGCTCAGGCGGCGGTCAGGATACCGGCTCAGGCGGCGGTCAGGATACCGGCTCAGGCGGTAGCGAAAGCCCAACGACCACGCCGAGCAACTGACGCACGACGACTTAAATATGCCTGACCCTTAGAAGCACACCCTCCAGCCGCCGCGTTGCGCCCGCAGCGCGGCGGCTTTCCAATCTTCGGGTATGCCGCTGAAGCTTAATCAAAACCTGCCTGACGGAACCACTCCTGTATGCCGGCAAGAACCTCCGCCTTCGCGCCTTCGAATGTCGGTGCATAGCGGAAGCCTGTTTCACCGGTCCCGTTGCAGTGGGAAATGCGCCAGGCCCAATCACTCAGAGCATGGCGTTTCATGACAAAAGCGACTTCATGCCTGCCAAGCATCGCGCAGAAAGTTCCGTTCTGCAACGGCAGCCAAGTCAAACGGATCTCTGCAACCCTCACCATTCCAGCCTCCAACACCTGAAAATGTATAGGATGAGAGCCAAGTGCTTGAAACCCCGCGATTTAAGGGGATATATCCCTATACGAGTAGCAAATGGAAAAACAACTATCGATAAAGCCCCTCGACGGAGGAGCAAAAGGGAAGTGCGGGAGAGATAACGGCTCGGGTGACGGCGGCGGGCAGAAGGAAACCGTGTTTCAGCAAAGTTGCGGACAAATGGGGATCCCTCGGCTACATTGAAGCGCTCGGACTGGTCCTCCGATCCATATTCGGGAGGGAACCGGGCCGGGTCGACAGCGTTTTTGTAGATGATATCGGCAGCGCCGAATCGCTGCCTCACCGGACCGTGCACAGATTGACGAGGCGAACCTTAATTCGTGTCGTTGCGAATCCAGGAGGAGAAGCATGCAGGTTTTATGGAGAGACCCTATCGAGCTTGGTTTGAACGGAGGTGATGTGCGCATGGTCAAAGGACCTTCCGACGCGCTCGCGTGCCTCGCGGACCATTGGCCATATCGAGGCCCCTACTACGTGGCCGCGCGAAGTGCGTGCCGCGCTGCGATCGACGGGCGGCGCACCTGTGAGGAAGCGCGCAAGCTGTTTCTATCCGCTGCTGAAGAGGCGCGGCTCAAAGCGCACTAG